GCAAAGTGCATGGCAGATATTGATCCTTCTACGGTAACTCTTGCCTTGAAAATGACACTTCTTAAAAAGGACATTGCGGCATGACTTGGAGCCTTGAAAACAGCAAGAACGATGAGGCCAGTGTAGGTTCCAGCACTTCCTGAGTGCCTACCGACCTCTGCAACATGGATGAATTTCAGTTCTTTATCGACTGATTGAAGCCGCTTGAACATGAATTCCAGCGCGTTTGGCTCAAGAACATCATCATTGCCAAACATCCATACCCAATCTGAATCCTTGGCTACGGTAAACGCTTCGTGGAATTTGTCTGCGTAATCCGGCTCCCCATCAAACCCGATTGCGCTAATGAATGGATATTTCTCTTTTTCCCGATTGATGACGCGAATGGTCGCAGAATCAGGATTGTTGTAGAGAAGGACAATATTTACATCAAATTCCCCAACTTGCTCTGCAATAGACTTGATTGCGACGGAAAGCTGTCGTTGCTTTCCTCGCGTCGGGATAACGAACGTAAGCATACTCATGGATGTATCAGGGGGTATTTCTACCCCCTGTCCTGTTATGCCGTTACGTCAGCGCCCGGAGCAATCAGCCATTCAATCCCGACAGAAAACACACCAGTCGCATCGGCACCTTTCAGCACCGAAAACGCATCGCCAGCAGACAGCGTTCCAGTCAACAGCGCATTCGTCGTATAGCCAGCCGCATTCGTGCTCATGACAACCTGCCCGAACGTGGTAATAGCCGTACCCGCAGCCGCAATTTTCTGGAACGTCACAGTCGCATTGCCAGTACCTGTACCAGCAGTGACAACCGTTATTTGCGCCGATTTCGCTACCATCGTGGTCCAAGCTGCAAAACGCCCGGAACTCGATGCCGTGGTTGCCAATACATCCGCAGTAGTCACATGAGGGACTAGATATGCGGGATGGGCGTACTCCATGCTTCTTTTAGCCATTTTGAATCTCCATCTGCCATAACCTCTCTATGACAGAACTGAAACCTGGGCGGGAGAAGGTCCGCGTTTTACGTCCACAAGGCTCTTTTGCAGACGTGATTTGTTCATTGGCAAGTAGCCGCCAGTATTTCTTAAACCGCCGAATCAAACTTCAAGATTCGCGCCTGGGTCACATCGGTATGCGTGATCCCGTATCCAAGCAGAGCATACCACGCCACGCCCTTGGAGCGCCCATAGTCATCCGGCATCTTCGCACGGATTTCTTCCGGCGTATGGATGGCCTCGCAAACGGTATCTTCACCGAATACGAACATCCAGTCGCCAGCACCAGAAGGCGTCGCAGTATTCCACGGGTCAGCCGTATCGGTGAACGGATCAAACGTGGTCGAATCAGCCGCGCCACCCGCAGGAATAGTGGTTTGCTCGACAATCCGGCACATCTCATACGAACGTCCGATTTCGCCGTTCATGATCCGCGTCATCCCGCTCTCAGTATACTGATTGAGGGTTTCCAGCGTATTCTTGAACGCACGCAGAGCCAGCGGACGGGCAATGGCGTAGTAGTCACCATGCTCGTAAGCCGGAATGTTACGGCCCTTCATCGTGTCGATAATCGACTTGAAGTTGGTCGTTGACATGGCAACCGAGTTTGTCAGAGTCGCCGTGCTGTTGGTAGTCAGCGTGACGGAATCTGCGGCGGCGGTAGCTGCAACGCGAAGCGGGGTTTTGTTGAACTGCTGCCACGCCAGCGCATCCAGATCAACGGAAGCGTCATACTTCAACACCTTCATGATCGGTTGGCGGACGTTGAACTGAGACATGGATTCCAGCATTTCCGTGTAGGGAACACTAAAACCACGCTCGTTCATCGTCAGAGTGCCTTGCAGCACCGTTGCATTGCCTTGAGGGATGGTATTGGTTTCCGTCAGCGAACGGCTACCACGCGCCATCATCGGCACGGTATCCCACGTAAACGTCTGTCCGGCGCGAGTTACCGTGCCGAATGCGTCGCGTACATCGCAGAATTGGCGGAACTTGGAAGTGGCTTGAACGCCCATCCGAAGTTCTTTGCTCAGATTCAGCGAGTAGAAATAGCCGCCAAGAGAATTGACAGCCCATAGTTGACCAGCCATTTGAGACTCCTATCCAGTCTGGATTCCACGCGATTTCCTCATCTGTTGAAGAATGCTTTCGCGGGTTTCCGGTTTATCCGCTTCCGGTAGCACTGCTCTTGCAGCCGCTGTTGGAAGATTAGTAATCGAAGCCTTACGCGCTTCTTTATCGGACGTTCCCGTGCTGGTAGAGCCGGTAGTCGTACTGCTTTGTTCAGAGGAAGTCGGAGACTGGTTTGGCCTTCCGATTGCGCCTCTCACTTCATTTCCAATACTTCGGTAGAACGTATTCCAATCCTGCGTTCCTTGATTAGACTTGATCCGTTCGTCCTTCATATTGATGATAAGTTTCAAGAGAAGCGGATTATGCACAATGTCAGAAAACTCCTGAACAAACGCACTTTCCGCCGCTTGTTGCTGCATCACACTGATAGCCTGCCCGATTATTTGGTTTTGGTCAACCTTTTGCGTTGTCTTGTCCAAAACCGCCTTCAAAGCTGCCGCTGACTCCTCCGCGCTCCCAAACCGGATAACATCAACCTGCTGCTTAATAAACTCGTCAACGGTTTGCTGCGGCGCAGCAGGAGTTTGTGTCGCAGCCTGTTGCTGGAGAAACTGAATCAATGCGGCCTGGGTCTTTTTTGCCTCGGCCAGTGCTTCATTCGTTTTTTTCAGCCGGTTGTCGGATGCCCGTTCGCGCTGGTATGCCTTGATTCCACCGGCTTCGTTTACGTCATCCTCGGGTACGTCAAATTCCTCACCATCAACCTTGACCCTGATCGTTTTTACGGCAGGAGTGGTTGGTTCCTCTGGTGTACCAGTAGTGACTGGCTCCGAAGCCTGTTTAACCTCTGTAGGGCTATTTTCAGGCTGAACAGGGTCTGTTTTGGCCTCTGGCTCTGTTTTGGCTTCTGGTTCCTCTGGCTCATCTTTAATCCCCTTATTTCTCATGTCACGGGCAATAATCTCATCCATTGCCATGCGACGCGGTTCATTTCGTGGAGTCGGACGCGAGTTTTCTTCCCGTTCAGTTGGCGCAACATAGTCCTGCTTGAAGTCTGAATCGCCTTGCGGTTCTGTTGACGATTGAACCGATTGGGCTGCGTTGGATGCCATATCAGCAGCTTCCCTTGCTTTTTGCTCGTTACTCTTGCGGCCCATTTCAGTTCTCCTGTTGTTGTTTAAACACGGTCATCGCTTGTTCCCCATCCTGCAATGCCTCAATTAGCCATTCCTCAAACAGTTTCGCTACTTTGCACTCATTTTGGATGCTGCGGACATATTCAACATTTGTAGGGTCGGCTGTTGATAGTTTCACGAGGGCCAACTGTGCCTCTTGCCGTGCAACGCCAATAATGTACTTCCCAAGATCGCTTTCTAGGAACCGTCTTGCTTCTTCTCCTAGTTCTGCTTGTGCTACCAATTCGTCGTTGTTGCTCAAAAATCCTCCAATTTAAATTAATTCTGCAATGATTAAAGTCATCTCCAAATCTTCCTGATTTTGTATTTCTACTTTTTGCTGCAACAAAGCAATTTGTGCATTTTTTTGGATATGTTGTGATTTTGATTGTTTTGCAATTGAGTTAATTATTGCGCTTGCTTTTGCGTCAATCGAATTGACATTAATCGACAATGCGTTATTTGCTCTATCCTCAATAAGTTGGCGTATTTTCTGTGAGTCAGAAAGCAGTTTATTGTGTAATTTTCGCTTTTTGAATCTACCGCTATTTCCAGTATGCGCACGCCCTTCCACATAAGAAAAATCAACCTGGCTTCCTGTATAAATATAATTGCCACTAGCGCAATCTAGTACATAATTTACCGCAGAGACTCCTGGAACATAATCAAGCGTTGCGTCTGAGCCTGCATAAGTGTATGCCCCGGCACTAAGCGAAAGATTTTTCGCTACGGTTAGTTCGGCTGACTGGCCTAAATATGTGTACGCCCCTGCATTACAAACAAGCGTGTACGAAATGCCTCCAGAGGGCAGCAGTTCCCATCCAACGTCCATGTAAGTTGGAGTGGTGTACGCGACAAGAGTGAAGTCAACCGCGTTTAAGGCTGGTACAGTGTACGCAGACAGTGCCTGCCGGGGGGAAGCAAGCGAGGGTACTGTGTGAACCGTTAGAGCAAAGTCCACCGCATTAAGCGCAGGAACGGTATAGGCGCTCATGCCAAGTACGGACTTCCCGGCGCTGTGTAGTACGTCGCGCCGCTTTTGTATTGAACGAATGCTGCGCCAACCTTTCCAGTGGTGATGCTAGACGCCCAAGTGCCGCCAGCAGCGGTCACAATTTTTTCCACCAGCACCGGATTGGTCATGCTTTCATCATCGGCCTCAATTACGGTGATGATGGCACCACTCACCGGAGCCGCGCTCAAAGTAACCGTGCCACTGATGGCGAACGTGGACACCGCTTCTTCTTCCCAAACTGCATCTACCCACCAGTTATTCGCCAGCATTGCGTTCGATGCGCCCGTAGCGCCGACCACTTGGCACAGCAGCGATTGATTGGGTCGCAAAACGAAATCGTGCGTTTCGATCAGTGTCGGCAGAATGTCATTGTCAAGCCCCAACACTTGCTCAACAACCGTGTGCATCCTTGAGCAATACTGCTGCCAGATAGTGTCTCCCGCCGTTGCAGTTAGCGGAAACCCGTCATTTATAGGTGCGCGGACTTCAACCGATGCGCTTCCTGACAATGCCGTATCGTATGAGCTAGCAGACAACACCGCCCCTCCACTAATACTTGTTCCCCTGCTCGTCTTGACCTGCGGCATCACGGAAGTCAGCGCGGCAATGGGGTCAACCTGCACGTTCAGACGGCGAACGTAGACATTCACCCTCGACCCTAGCTTGTTCGTGATGGCGAACAGGTTTTGCGTTGTAGCATTATTGCCTAGCGCAATTGGGGCCGGTACTGCGCCCCTAAAGGTAAAAGCCACTTAATCTTCTTCCCAAACAATATTTGCAAACCAGTGATTCGTCGCGGGGTTTGACGCACCCGCTGACGCGACAATCTGAACGAGTAGGGCTTGGTTCTGCCGCAGGATCAGGTTTTGTGTCTCAACCAACAGCGGGGCTACGTTGTTATCCGGCGCGAGAACCTGCCCGACAACGGTGTGCATTCTCATGCAGTATTGCTGCCACAGCGTAGTGCCTGCCGTTGACGTGATGGCCGTAGCCACGCCGCCGTCTGATGCAGTCGCCCCGCGCACAATGGTGTTGGCGTTTGACGCATTTCCAGTGTCAAACTGCCCTTTACTCAAAACAGTTCCTCCCGTTGGAACTGCCGTTGCCCGCGATAACTTAACCTGCGGCATCACCGACACAAGAACGGCGGTTGCGTCCATTTGGACAGTTATACGCCGCACAGTAACGAGCTTCGTTGCGTCGATGTTTTCAATGGTTAACAAGTTTTGCGGAGTCGCCGCCGCTCCTAGTGTTCGGAATGATGCCGCTGAAAAATAACCAGCCATGATTTATCCCTAAGTAACCGTGAATGTGCCACCAACCGCATCAAGCGTTGGCGTAAACGTGTCGCCATTAGTTCCGTTCATCACCACGCTAGAACCATAGTCCCAATATCCAATGCACTGCGTCCTAGTCAAGTTATACAAAATGACGTAGCGAAAGGTAAAACCAGCACCAGATGCAGTCCATGTCGGGCTTGCTGGCGCTGCCAAAATCAACTTGAACACACCCGCAGTTTGACCAGACGATGTGATACTGCAATTCACGCCACCAGCCGTATAGCCAGTGCCCGTCACTTCGTTGGTAGACGAATACGCCGTCGTAGACGCATTCACAGTTGCCGTGGTGAGGTACAGCGCGGCCTTGATTGTGTCCGTTGTCGGCGATGTCAGGCTGGTGCGCGACACGATGGTCACGGTACCAAATTGATGCGCGCCGAGCATCAATTCGCTTTTGAAGCTAGTGCAGATTGCTTGTGTATTAGCCACTTTGTGCCATCCCAAAAAGTTGATTTGTAATCGTGGCGTCAAGACCTTTCTTGAGCCTACTGTGCGCGCTACGCTTGACCAGTTCCCCGTCCAAGCGATATTCCTCGGCAAACGTGATTGCCACGTCGTCTTCAAACCACTCGTGCTTGTACGTCAACGAAGAAATCGGAAGGTTGCCCTTCGATGTGTAGATCTCGGTTTCCGCCGCAACCTTAAACACATGTATGAGCCTGAACGCAGCCCGCCGTTGGCGTAATCCTGCAGCAACTTCATGTTGATCGCATACTGATCCGTGTACGTCTTCACGGTATCCTGCTCCGACTTCATGAACGTCGCTGCCTCAACCAAAGCACCGTACAACAGCGCCGAATCGAAATTGTCGCCGAGCCACGTCGTCCCCGCCGTGACGATAGATTCCGGATAGAAGAAATAGTGCAGTTCAACCGGACTCGCGGCGCTTGGCGTCGGCGCTACTTGGATCGTGTTGTCGTCAAAGACTGAATAGTATTTCGGCGTTCCGGTTGTCGTCGGGTCTGGGTATGCTTCACGGATGAAGCTGACATCCTTCGGGATCATGTACGAATACACGCCATCAACCACAACCGCAAACTCGTACGGCACCAGGAAGTCCGTCGGCAACGTCAAGTACGAATTATCGGCTTGAAACGCACTCGTGGCATTCTTCCGCAGCTTTGGCAGCTTGATCGCTTGATAGATTCTCTTCTCAGCGTTCTTTACGAGCAGCGGGATATTAGCGACGAACGTAGTGTCGCTGTTTTCCGTCTCCGCGATAATCGCGTCGTAAAGTTCTGTGTAGTTCACACGGCTCCTTATCGTGAACTGTCGTACGTTGTATCTGGGCGCGGGTCGCGCAGCGCCTGCGGATCACGGACTTTCACTTTGCCGATGCGATACTGCGGGTGGTCTTCATCCCAGCACGTCGGGCACGTCTTGATGTTCGTCAGTTTCTCGTTGATCGTCAGCTTCTTCATGAGCGACAGTTTCACGCGAAACCCGCATCGGTCACAAAACCCATGCGAATTTTTACCGGATGCAAACTCGCCGCTCATTACCGTATCGCTGGCACGATCCTCATGGTCACTTTTTCGCGGTCTTCCGTGGATGCTTCGATCCACGCACCCTCATACTCGGACTTGAGCATTTCCAGCCGGGCTTCCTGCCCCGGGCGCTTCAGGGCGATCTTATACGCCAGCCCTGAGATTAGGCAAGGGAGAAACCGGGTCGGGATGTCGAAAGTGAGTTCCCCAGACGTGCCCGTGTCCTGAATGCGGCGCAGCCGCCAATACTTGAATGTGTACGTATCGTCCGGTGGGATGGGCCACACCGTGATTTGCGGGGTTACTTGCCGATCCACCCACACCTGAACTGGGCGCCCCTCTGTTTCCTTGACGGGGATTGTGGCGTACGTAGACATCCCAATCCGAGATATGGCGATATCCGTTGTCGTAGTCCCCGTCGTACTGCTGATAACCATCTCAACAATATCGATGGTGTCTTCAGGCAGCGCGTACGTCGCAACGCCCGTCAGCAACGGAATGACGCCTTGTTCAACCGTCCAAAGGTTGTATCCCCTGTTGCTCCAATCTATAGCAAGCAAATTCAGGCTGCGGCGCGCAGTCTTCATGTCGTAGCCCGAGCGCAACTCCAAGCCTGCTTGCTCGTACGCTTCCTCGATAATTTCTACGATTTCAAGGTTGAAAGCTGCAGTTCCGCTCGTTGCCATTTAGCGCATCTTCCCTTTACCAACGCCCTTAGCAGCACACCCGCCGCCACGCACCGAACCGCCGCTTTTCATCGGCTTCGGCAGCGGTTTCAGCGCTGAGTTCTGTTGCTGCGACCAGCTAGGCCCCGTGCTAGGCTTCGGCGCACTTCGCGCCTGAATCAGCGCCTGCAGTTTCGGGTTGTTTGCCATCTCCTGAATTTCGGCAGTCTTCGGGTTCGGACCGGGTGCTGCTTGCGGAACTGGTGCAGCAGGCGCTACAGCAGGCCGTGGTCGAATCCCCCGGGCCGCATTCCTCGCGTCAGACGCTGCCTGTCGCGCTGCAGTTGCCGCCGCGTTCCGCTCCGCTTTCTGCAGACCGGTCAGTTGGGGCCTGTTGAGCATCGCTTTGGCCTGCTGCTGAATAGCTGCCCCGCGCGCTGCGCGCACTGCGGCGCTGTGCGCCTGCGGGTTGGCGAGCCGTTCCGCTGCCCGAGCCTGCGCTTGTTGCGTGTACCACTCAGGCGTGCTACGAGGCACGTTGCCGCCGAACGCCAGCTTCTTGACCTTGGTGCTGCTCATCGCATCTTCCCCTTGCCCTGTCCCCGCGTCGCACAACCGGCACCACGTACCGAACCACCCTTCTTCATCGTCTGCAAGCCCGGCATGCTCGTGTCCGTCTGAATCCCGGGATCGCGTATCCTACCGCCGCCAAACTGCGGCGGTGCTGCACCCCCCGGGCGAGTCATGGGCATCGGCCCAGGCATAGGGCGCGGAGAAGGGCCTGGACGCGGCATCGGCGGCGCCCCCGGGCGAGTCATGGGCATGGGGCCGGGCATGGGCCGGGCGGGTGCTCCCACAGAGCCACCGAACGCCATCTTCTTGACCTTGCCGCCGCACTTCATGCCTGCCGCCTTCTCTGCGTCTTCAACGCGCTTGCTGGTCGCCTTCTTCGGGTTCGCCAAGAACTTCAGCCCGTTCGCAGCGTCCGCAGGCGGCGCAGGCGTGGGGGCAGGAGCCGGTGCGGGCTTCTCGTCCTTCTTGGCCTTCTTGCCAAACATCTTGTCAAAGAATGATTCGCTCATCGCATCGTTCCTTTGCCATGACCGCGCGCAGCGCAGCCGGTGCCACGGACCTTGCCGCCAGCCTTGAATTTGTGTGCCGCGTCGTCCCCAAACTTGATATCGCGTCCGGATTTCACGTCTTTGTACTCGGCATCGTCTTGCGCAGATTTGATCCGTGCCGCACGCGAGGCACGATTTTCGTCAATGTTGCGAAGTGTGTCGTTCCGAATCTTTTCGGGCACTACAGGATTCAGTGCGTAATAACCGCGCACAAAACCTTCACCCGTCGGTTCCGCGTTGTCTTTCTTAGCCTTGGCTAAAGCAGCGCGCCTGTCGTTATCAATTTCCTGCTTCTTCCCCCGCGAAAGCTTGTCATACGAAACAAGCCGCGTTTCGTCTTTCTTTAGAGACGGCGGGCGGTACTCAGCCATTCTTGCCAAACCTCGTTCCACGAACCGCGCAGCCGGTACCGCGCACCTTGCCGCCAGCCGCGAACTTCTTCATGGTCGCGTGTTCCGACACTTCGTGCTTGATCATGTCCTTCGGCGCCTTCTTGCGCTTCATGAAGTTGATTTCACGCTTGATCATCTTCTCGGAGTCTTTCATGATCACCCCCAGAACACGGTGACTGCGGTGAGGCCCGCAATCGTCACATGCATGTCAGTGTTGAACAGAATGCCGTTCTCGGGAATGACGACGGATTGACTGCCCGCAGCGTTGATCGTCAGGCGCGTCGTGCCGCTACCGCCGCCATCACGGAACACCGCCGTACCGGTACCCGTCACGAACACGCTCTTGGCCCGCGACTTGCCTGCAACCGCAGTGCCTGTGGCAGTCAGGTAAGAAGCAAAGACATCAGAATCCATGCAAATCTCCAAGCAGAAAGGGCCGCAACAAAGCGGCCCTCTCGTTATCTAGCCGCTACCCCGGCCCGTTAGGCAACAGCCGCAGACGATCCGTTAGGCAGTCGCTGCACGTAGCGCACAACCAAGATGAAGCGACCCGCAGTCAGCGTGCCCGTGCCTGTTGCGTTGCGCACAAACACCGGAGTGTCTGCCGTGGTGCTGAGGCTCCACGCAAGCTGCGTAGCAGCCGTCGCCGTACCCCGAAAGATGCCCCCAGCGGTAGTCGCAATCGCGGCCATAAGCTGCGCACCGCCTGTCGCATTGCCAACAGAAACAGTCGTAGTGCCCGTGACCGAAGCCACAACTTGATGGATGGCGATGTCGGTAATGAGCGCCCCTTGAGGAAGCGTCATCACCTGCGCATCGACGTTACCGACAACGGCGCCAGTCAGGTCGCCGGTATCATACGTCTGCACAAGTTCAACCAAGCCACAGTTCATCACCGTGACACCGCCAGTACGTTGCGTACCAGATCGGATCGGTCCAGAGAAAGTCGTCGTGCCCATGTGAACCCCTAAAGAAACCTACTGTCTTGGAAAGTCTGCCGAGTCAGTCAGTAGGTCAAGCAATCTCGGTCTGCTTCATCAGGTACCAGCGGAACCCCACACACCCAGGTGGTCGCTGTAGCCGAAGCTGTAGCGCTCACGGGCCTTGTAGCGGGCGTTGCCGGTGTCGAAGTCGCTGTCCATGCCCGTCTTCATCGGCACGCGAACGAAGTGCTTCAGGCCGTTCGGAACGTCCGTCAGGATGAAGTAGGCGTTCGTATCGGTCAGGTAGTTGTTGACAACATACCCTT